AGGAGAAATAAAATGAATACAATAAGAAACATATACAACAAATGTAAACTATATGTAACAGAATGGTACAAGAATAGCTTTCTAGCAGAAGAATATACGCCAGTAGTTAAACCTAAAACCAAACCAAAAACAAAGCCAAGAGCTAAAGCAAATGCCAAATCTAAAAAAACCACAACAAAGTCTTAAGGCTTGGACTAAGCAGAAATGGACTACTAAGAGTGGTAAGAAATCGTCTGAGACAGGTGAGAGATATCTCCCGAAGAAGGCGATTGGTGCACTTTCAAATGCAGAGTACGCCAGAACCACAAAGAAAAAGCGAGAAGACACTGCCAAAGGCAAACAACATTCTAAGCAACCCAAAAAAGTAGCTAGTAAAACAAGGAAGTATAGGAAAGTAAAATGAAAGACGGCTATATAACCAGAACATCCTCAACCATTCCCTTTGGATATGAGCTAGAGAGTGAGTTTGGTTCTTTCTTAAAACCTATTGACGAAGAGTTAGAGGTTCTTAGAGAGGTGTCAGAGTCAGTTTTTCACGGAGAGATTAGTCTAGGTATTGGAGTAGACTGGTTAGAAGCAGAGACAGGACGAAAGATGTCTAGACCAGGATTAAAAAAGCACGTAGATAAATTATATGGCAGATAAAACTAAAAACTACTTGACAAATGCAGATGGGACTTATATACTAAAGAAAGATGGTACTCCACGTCTTAAGTCAGGGAGACCAAAGAACACTGAACTTTCTGATATACAGTTGGCTTTACAAGCTAAAGGCAAGTTACAGAAAAAAAAGTAAGAAGGTTCAAAAGCTAACAAGAAGTTTAGCAAGAGTCAAGAAAGAATTTGACACTGAAGAAAAAGTTTTAACATCTAATGTTATCACCAAGGAAGAAAGTAAAACACTTCCTGACCAGATACAAAAACATTTAGATACTACAGGTTCTCATGTGGCATTTATGCCTAACGAAGGACCTCAAACAGATTTCTTAGCTGCATCCGAAAAAGATGTTCTTTACGGTGGAGCAGCAGGTGGTGGTAAAAGTTTTGCAATGTTAATAGACCCATTGCGTTACTGTCACATATCAGAGCACAGAGCTTTGATACTTAGAAGGTCTATGCCAGAACTAAGAGAACTTATAGATAAGTCTCGAGAACTTTATCCTAGAGCCTTTAAAGGTGCTAAGTTTAAAGAAGTAGAAAAGTTATGGCAGTTCCCAAGTGGAGCAAAGATAGAGTTTGGGTTTTTGGAACGAGATGCTGATGTGTATCGTTACCAAGGACAAGCGTACAGTTGGATAGGTTTTGATGAGATAACTCACTTACCTACAGAGTTTGGATGGAACTATTTAGCATCAAGGCTAAGAACCACAAACCCTGAGTTAAAAACTTATTTAAGATGTACAGCTAACCCGGGTGGTGTAGGTGCACAGTGGGTAAAGAAAAGATACGTAGAACCAGCAGAAGAAAACAAAACTTTTAAAGGTACTGACGGTCTAACTAGAAAGTTTATACCAGCAAGGTTACAGGACAATCCTTTTCTTGCTGAAGACGGTGAATACGAAAGGATGTTGCAATCCTTACCAGCCATACAACGTAAACAGTTGTTGGAAGGTAACTGGGATATCTCAGAAGGTGCAGCATTTGCAGAATTCGATACGTCAGTACATGTTATACCACCTTTTGACTTACCGTCATGGTGGGAAAGATTAAAAGGTATTGACTATGGCTACGCTTCTGAAAGTTGTTGTCTCTGGGGTGCTATAGACCCCGAGGATAAGACCCTCATTATATATAGAGAATTATACAGGAAAGGTCTTACCGGTGAAGCACTAGGAGACACTTTGACTCAAATGGAAGAGTCAGAAATTAAATCCATAACTGGTGTATTAGATACAGCAGCTTGGTCAAGGACTGGTTATACTGGTCCTACCATAGGTGAGTTATTGATTCGAAAGGGTCATAAACTTCGAAGAGCTGATAAGAATCGACACGCTGGTAAGGTACAGATACATGAGTATCTAAGACCTAGTAAAGATACAGGAAGACCAAAAGTTCAAATCTTTAATAGTTGTCCAAACTTAATTAAAGAGTTACAAGGAATTCCATTATCAAAGAGTAATCCGGAGGATGTGGATACTCATGCTGCTGATCACGCATACGATGCGTTAAGATACATGGTAATGAGTAGACCAAGAATGGACCACCCTCATCAACGAATGCTTAGAATTAAGTCGGACATGTATAGACCCACTGATTCGACATTTGGTTATTAGTAATATATGGAAAAAGAAAATACATTTTTAAACGCTGATAACCTTTATGAAGAAGTAGATGGTGAAGCTGGTAAAGAACTGGCTCTTGAAATCGAACAAAAAAACTAATCTTGTTGCTATTATTAAATCAAGATTTGGTGTTGCTGAAGACTCAAGACGTTCAGATGAATCACGTTGGTTAAGAGCTTACGAAAACTACAGAGGACTTTATAATAAGTCTGTTAAGTTTAGAGATTCAGAAAATTCTCGTATCTTTGTAAAAATTACTAAAACAAAAGTACTGGCTGCTTTTGGTCAACTTGTTGATGTAATTTTTGGTACAGGTAAGTTTCCTATTGGTATATCTGAAACTAAACTTCCAGAAGGTGAATTGGCTAGTGCTCATCTTGATGCTCAAGTAGGTGCTCCCGGATTAGAAAGCACTATGGGTGGTGGTGAGTTGCCCGGAGATGTTGATGGGAATACATTAGATAATCCATACGATGTTGGATATGAAGGTGATGG